ATGAAAGCTTTTTACGACAATATCATTCCATCCATCGCAAACAAAATCGGAAAGAAATTCGGCGCTCAAGTGCAGCCCGTTAATCTTCCGGAAGTTGGCCAGGTTCAATCAATTCCCATCACTGAACCAATGAAGGAATCCGTAATGTCCGGTGTTCCTTTATTCCGCGCAGCAGATACACCGCGCATTCCAAAGAACCAGAAGGTTGTTCGTGGTGCCGGCAATAAGCTTCGGATGAAATTCGCAGACCGGATGCAGCCGATTAAATTATTCCAGAATGAAATCCTTCGCCGTGGCGGAAAGATTGATTCATTCTCCAATGCCTATGACCAGGAAAACAAATCAAGGTCACGCGCTGCAGCCAGAATAGAAAAACTGCGGGATAAACATCTGGATCCGATTGAAAAGATTGTGGCGGATATCATGCGTAAAAACAGGTCGCTCAAACAGGAGGACGTCGAAAAATATCTGATTGCCAAACATGCACCCGAGCGAAACGACTACTACCGGACAAAGGAAAATGATCCTGACAGGATTTATGCCGGCGGTATAATCCTGCCAAAAGATCATCCGATCCGGATTAATTATTTCGAGCGCCAGATGGCAAACCGCGTTGATGAGCAAACGTCTCCGGAGGCATATCTGGAACTCGAAAAAGAACTCAATGATAAACTTGACTTTGACGGCGTTCCCTTGACTGACGAAGTGGCCAACCTGATTGCAGCTGAATACGAAGCCTTGTTTGGCAAAGAAACAGCCGACAAGCTCACGGATGCAGTCCGCGAAATGAACCGGGAGATCCTTGACCTGTATCTTGAATATGGCGCAATTAACGACAAACAACACGAAGAACTGTCAACCAGATGGAACAACTATGTGCCACTTCGCGGATGGCGTGAAGATGGCAAAGATATTTTCGACTGGCAACAGTCTCACGGTGGAAATATGAATATGCTCAAGTCTGCCGAAGGACGTATCTCCGAAGCCGACAGCCCGCTTGCATACATGGAAAACATGCTGATGTCGGCAATCGTTTGGGGTGAAGACAATAAGGTGAAGCGCGCATTCCTGACCATGGCCCGAAACAACATGGAATTTAAGGAAGGCCTCTTTGATATGAAAAAGGTCTGGTACATCACAACTGATGCCATCGACGAAGAAACCGGGAAAAACAAAGTGATTGAAACCACCGTCAAGCCGCCGCAGGAATTGTTTGACGCAGGCATGGTGAGCACATCCGCCACAAGCGATTACAGGGCGCATTTACCGGCGTCGCTTGCTGGCCAGCGAGAAATTGAAGTGGTTGAAAATGGTGAGAAATACAAGGTTATTACCAATGATCCGGCTGTGGCCAACGCCATAAACCACAACAACGATATGTGGCAGGATGTTTCCCGTGTATCTCAGCGCACTATTGGTCAGGTGACACGCTTTATGTCGTCTCTTATGACCTCAAAGAACCCGGCTTTTATTATCCCGAATCTTACGCGCGACTTTTCCTATGCATGGATTTCAAATGCTGCAAATTCTCAAGGAACGTCGTTTGTATTGAATATGCGCCGTGCATCCGGAGCGATCGTCCGCGCAATGAAAGGCAAGTCGCATCCGGAGAAGTGGGACGGAAAATCAAGGAATAAATACTACTACGACAAACTGTATGACGATTTTATTATGGGTGGTGGCCGGACCGGCTTCCTTCGCAGCATGGAGCTTGATAAAATCAAGGCAACCATTGAACGCGACATATCATTGTTGTCGCGCCCGATGAAACCGCGCAATGCAGCCAGACACACCGTGCGTTTTTTGAACAGTACTCTTGATTATATGGCCGGCTGGTCAGAAGACATGTCAAGGTTTGCCACGTATATTGCCGCTATTCGCACAGGAAAGAGCGAATCTGAGGCGATCAAGGCCGCAAAGGATGTCACAGTCAACTTTGACCGGAAAGGTCAGCTGACGTCATTTATGGGCGCCATGTACGCATTTTTCAACCCGGCAGTGCAGGGAGGTATGAATTTCATGGGCCTGCTCAAGAAAAACAGGGTTGCAATTACAACGGCCGGACTGTCATTCTTTGCACTTGGCTACATAATGGGTATGCTCAATCGCTTGTTTGGTGGCGATGATGATGAATTCGGAAGCTACTACGAAGCCCTGAATCCCTACCTGCGTAAGAACTATCTGATTATTCCCACATTCTGGGATAGCACCGACAAAAAGTTTATTTCTATTCCACTGCCTCCGGTGTTCCGGTCGTTCTATGGATGGGGCGAGCAGCTTCACGATGTGATGAATGGTGATGAATCTGTTGAAAGTTATGTGGCCGGCGGATTGTCTGATCTTGTTAATAGCTTTTCTCCGTTTGAACCTTCACAGCTGGTGACAAAGGATGGCGGAGTAACAGTGAGACCACTTATTCCTACCGCATTCCAGCCTATATTCGATGTATTTGTGTCAGGCAAAGACTTCGCAGGGAATGATATTGCCATGACCGGATACACAAAGAAAGCAAATGAGCTCACTCCGGCTTCAATGCAGTCAAAAAAAGGCACCGGGGAACTGTATCAGTGGATGGCCGACAGATGGTTCCAGGTGGGCGGTGGTGATCCGAAAAAGAAAACCCTGCTTGATATAAGTGAAACCGGCGAAGTATCAAAAGTTCCGAAAATATTTGATATAAACCCTTCGAACATCGAATATTTGTTTGAATCATACACCGGTGGCCGTGGTCAGTTCTTTAATCAGGTTGCCAAAACTACCGCAGCGATCTATGATGGCGCTGTGGCCTATTCAAAGGGTGAACAGGATGGTGTATTTGACGAAGTGAACGCAAACATGATTCCTGTGCTGAATCGCTTTATCCGCCAACCGTGGAAGTCTCCATATGTGAATCAATACTATGAGCTGATGAAACGCGCAGACGAGATTGAAAACTACATTAATGCAAGTTTTGACGCATGGTATGAGGAAAACAATGAGAGTTACCCAGAGCTTGATCCGGAAAACCGCAAAGACAAAGCAACCCTGAGAACACACTTCGAAGCCGACAATAACATTGCTATCAACCCATCCTTCCTGGATGACATGAAAGAAGGTCGGAAACAATTGAAGGAAGTTGACGACGAAGCTCAGCGTCTTGAAATAATGAAACAGCTTTCAGACACGTATTACAACGAAATCATTAAGCAGAAGAAACCATGATAAAAAGAGTAACTGAGGAAGTTGATCTGCGGAAATATAGCAAGGCCGCGCAGATAAAAGGGAAAATGGAGGTGAAAAACTCCGTTCCTGCGAAATCACTTGACAGCAACAAGGAAAACTTGTTGCTTTTGCAGCGATGTGAAAACTATTGGAATGCCTTGAAACCATTCCGCGACAGAGGGATGAGAGCATTCAGATACTACCGTGGGGAACAGTGGTCAGACGCAATGGAGGATCCGGAAAACCCTGGTTCTTATATCACAGAGGGGGAATGGATAAGCCGACAGGGTCAGGTGCCGTTAAAAAACAACCAAATACGACAACTGGTCAACTCGATACTGGGTCAGTTCCGGTCCAATCCGACAAAAACAACAGCCGTTGCCCGCGCAAAAGAGAAGGCAAAGGAAGACGAGATGATGACCAACGCCCTGCAGGCGGCGCTTGATCTGAATTATTCCAACGAAATTGACGCGCGTGAATTCGAGTCGTTTTTAATGTCTGGTTGCGCCATGCAGAAAACAAGGTTTCGGTATTGGAAGGAGCGCAACCTTGACGACTTGTTTATTGCCAACGTAAATTACAACAGGGCATTCTGGAATACAGATATTGCGGACCCGCGAATGCTTGACTTATCGCTTATCGGTGAGTTTCACGATATGTCGATGGACAATATTATTACTTCTTATGCCAAAACCAGAGCTGACGAAGCGCGCATACTTGAATATTACGGGAACCCTGTCAACCGTTCCGGATTAAGTGATTCGCCACAGCGCATGGATCGCAGTCAGGTCAGGAACAATTTCCTGATGCCTAACGACATGGACAAATACCGCGTGTTTGAGATTTATAATATCCGTACAGACTGGAGAATTAAGGTGTATGACCCGATCGCTTTGTCAAACACCATCCTGTCGGGCAAAGGCGCAGCAAAAGAAGTGGAGCGCGAAAACCGTGAAAGGCTTCGCATTTCTGAGATGCAGGGATTAAGCCCGGAAGATACACCATTATTGACCTATACGGAATTCAAAGAGCCATACTGGTATTGTAAACACCTCACTCATAACGGCGATGTTTTATGGGAAGGGGAAGTGACGTGGGCGCACGAGGAACACCCGTATACACTTCTGCTGCATCCACTTTTAAACCATGAAGTGTGGGGACTGGTTGAAGACATTATTGACCAGCAACGCGCGATTAACCGGTCAATGATTATGATGGACATGATGATCGGCGCAAGCGCGAAAGGCGTTCTGGTGGTGGATGAAAAAACGGTCGACGACTCAAAGATGGATCTCAGTGAAATATCATCGTCGTGGACAGCGCACAACGGCGTTATTGCTTTGAAGCTTGATAAAAACAAAAGCATTGACAGTGTTCTGAAACAATTCAACGGACAAGCGCATATGGCCGGCCTGAGTGAATTCCTTTCTGTACAGATGAATCTTATTCAGCAGATTTCCGGCGTTGGTCCTTCAATTCAGGGACAGCGGGCGCCGTCCGGCACACCATCAAGTCTGTACGCTCAGGAAGCTCAGAACTCATCACTGAACATTATGGACAAAGTGAAGTCGTTCAATAGCTTCATTAAGCGCAGAGACATGAAAGCCTTGAAGCTGATTAAACAATACTATACTTCGCCCCGCTACATAGCGATATCCGGCAAAACTTATGGCGATGTACTTAAAGAATATCGTCCGGAACTGGTTCAAAACCTTGAATTCGACACAGCTCTGACTCAGAGCGTTGATACGCCTACATTCCGCAGCGCAATTGACGGCTTCCTGATGGATATGCTCAAGGGGCAAATGATTTCTCTCGAGATGTTCCTTAACAATACCAGTCTGCCATTTGCTGAGCAGATGTTACAGCAGATCCAGCAAGAAAAAGAAAAGATGCAGCAGGGACGGGCACCTGACATGGCCGCTATTCAGGAGGCCGCAGGGCAGGGCGATCCAAAAGCAACCGAACTCTTACAAAAAATGATGGGAGGAATGAAAAATGCAGCATAAACCAAATGTAACCAAGTTGAATTTCAATGAGCATATTGCCGTTGAAACACCGAAAAAAGTTGTTGTACTTCACCATTCTGCAGGATGGGATAACGCCAGAAGCATGTTTGAGTGGTGGAAAAATGATAAGTATAAAGGAGTATGCACCGCATATGGGATCACGGATTCCGGTGAAATCTTTGAAGGATTCGATCCTAAGTATTGGGGATATGCCATTAATGCCGGAGGCGGAAATGTTCCAGCGAAATACCGGACTGCAGCACATGACAAATTTCTGAATTCTCAGGCAATTCAAATTGAAATATGCAATTGGGGAGCGCTGACACAGAAGAACGGGAAGTTATACTCATGGGCCAATGTCGAAGTGGATCCGAGCAAAGCCATATACTATAAAGATGGATTCCGTGGATTCAAGTGGTTCGAAAGATATACTGCTGCTGAGATTGAATCCTTGAAAAATCTGTTGCTCTGGTTCCACGATGAATTTGGGGTCGACCTTGAGTATCATCCGGAAATGTGGGATGTCAGCACTAAGGCTCTTGATGGGGCTCCGGGAATATGGGGGCATATATCGTACCGGCCAGATAAATCCGATGTGCATCCGCAACCTGAACTGATTGCCATGTTGAAGTCGCTGAATGAAATAACGCCTGGTCAAAATGTAACCAAACACGTATGAAAAACTTCTTTGCTGCCATAATAATTCTGCTGATGGTTGGTCTGCTGATAAGCGTTGTTAGCCTCCGGAGAGATGTAAACAGTCTCCCGGAGGACACAGCGCGATCGGTTAAAGATTCGCTTGCCCGGCAGAATAAGAGTGAACAGGTGTTCCGGGATTCCTTGCGCGGGATCCTTGATTCTATCGAGAAAAAAGACTGGAAGGAAATCAATTATCAAATCACAAACAAATATGAAACACATATTGATCATATCAACAATGCTTCTGATGCTGACATCGACAGCTTCTTCACAGTCCAGATGGCCGGCGTGGGTCAACGTATCAACTGATACAGTATATTGCTTCACAGCGGACCAGACGCGGGAGCTGTGGCGGGTGTATGACGAGCGGGATATGTTCCGGGAGTTACATGACTCCGCCAACGTTGTGATTGGCCAGATGGACATCATAATCAATACACAGGAAAACATGATTGATTCTTATGAGCGAACGATTAAAAATGATTCTCTCATCCGGAAGCAGGATGAAATCCTGTATTCATCGCTTGAAAAGAAGTATAGAAAACAAAAGGTGACGACCAGGGTGTTCCAGGGGTCGACATTGTTATTTTTTTTGTTGCTTATTTTGTAACAATATTATATCTTTGCATAAAAGGAAGCAAAATGAAAAAGATATTATTTGTTGCGATTCTTGCACTGGCTATATTTGCTGGCTGCAAAAAAGATGATCCGGAACCGGGATTCCTTACGGTTGATAAAGAAGTAATTGATATTGGTTCTAATTCTGGCGTCCAATACATAAACGTGGAATCCAATACAGAATGGACTATCGCGATTGACAATTACGGAATTCAGGGATTGGATGTTACCCCGTTATCAGGCGAAGGAGATGGAAGTGTAAAAGTATCATATTCCGGAGGGTCAATCTCAAGTAGCGATGCATACATCACATTCAAGTACACAAGCGAAGGAGTGGATAAAAAGGTGATTGTTTCGCTTCATCCATGAAAAGCTTAAAGTCCCGCATACGCGACAATCTTATTTTGGGGCTGATTATTGCAGCCGTGTTAAGCCTTATATATCTGACGACGTTAATATAAAAAGCCCCAAACGGGGCTTTTCTTTTTAATCCTGATTCGTAGTTTATGTGTATGGAATTAAGCTTGCTTTTTCAGCTTCGGGTCAAGAAGCTCGTGGATCAATTTCCGTCCAGCTTCGGTCCAAGCGATACTGATTGACGTCATTTCTTTTCCAGTCGAATCTGCAAACAAATGAGTAGTTGTGCCTGCAATTCCACTTGTCTGATACTTTGCGGTCGGAACCCACACGCCGTTAACCCTCCAGATAACGCCAAGGTCTTTGAGTTTTTTATGCATAATCTTAGCGCTCATTCCGACCTCTTTGGCGATAATGGTTGACCGGATAAGAGATGTTGACTCCAACACCTTGTCGTGATACTCCACCTTTGGCGCCTGCAGACCAAGCTGTTCAATCTGTTTATTGATTACAACCATTTTGTTTTCCGCTTCACGTTCAGCTTCGTCAAGAGTCTCAATAAGCTTGTTGTTTTTTTCAATAAGCTCTTGATTCTTCCTACGTTCTTCAATAATGGCCTGTGTGGTTCCCATTAGAAGTTTTGCAGCTTCAACAGGATCATTAAGAATGCTTTCAAGAATTGCGTCCGTGCCGGTAAAACCATACCTCAGAAGTTCTTTTATGCGATCATTGCACCAAACTGCAAACTTTGGACTGAGCCATCTGGCAAACTCAAGAGCAATGTCTTCGTGAAACCATGTGCCCTGTTTTACTGATTCCACGTCCCCTCCTTTGACAACCTTGATTGAATCGGGGAATACATTCGCCCAATCCTCAATCTTCACATTATCAAATAGCGATGCCCGAATTTGGGCTTCGTTGCTCATCAAGGAGTTACGCATGCAAATCATTATAACGGCACGACGCCTTGACTCATCCCGTAAAAAATGGCTGATTTTCTTACCAAATGGCTTGGCCATCTGTGTAGCATTAACCAATACATCTAATACATCTTTTCGTCCATCCGGCATAAACAGGACCGGATGTCCTTCATATTGAAACATTTTCGAGTCCCCCATGGTTTAAGTTTTTAAGGTTTTTACAATATCTGTTTTCGACTACGGCTTTCAATATACTCTGGCAGCAGGTTCTTTTCTGAAATGAAAAATAGCAGCGTCGAATTTTCAGATTTGAGTCTCGCACATTCAAGCCGGAGCTCGTGTTCGGACAACCCTTTAATGGTGTTGTTGTAGTCGTCGGAAGCCTGGATGTCCATACCTCCATGAAAGCTGATAATCTTTCCACCGTTTTTTGAATTGGTGGTTTCCTGTAGCAAAGTGGTGGGTACAGGTTCGGTGTTGGTAGCCATAAGTCAAATATTTTGAGAGTTATTTTTTTCAGGCGGCCAGAATTCAATGTCGAAAGAATACCTTACGCATTCATTGGTTAAAAGATACATAAACAAGCCACCTTTCTTGATTATGATTGCTTTTACCCTTATTGGCTTTTTATCCGGATCATCCTTTTCATACACCCGATCGTCCGGTAAAAACTTCGTGTTAATTGTTAATTGGTGCTTCATGGGTACCTCCATCTTATAACGTTATACCGCTCTCTGTTTTTTCGATAGTCAACATAAACAGGATATAGTTTGCCGACTTTACTTATTCTTTTGCCGAAACATATCAATCCACCTTCTGTCTGGAATAAAATTTCTTCCTCGAGTGGTGGCTGTTTTACGGCTGTGTTGATCCATCGATCACTGATTGTCCCATTGATCACTTCGACCAATAAGTCTGCAGAAACTTTCCAGTATGGGTGCGACGCCTTATTGACGTTTAGCAGGTGTGCAATCTGTTCTTTATTCATCGCCCAGATAATTTGCTTCAACACCCGCATACTCCATATCGTCCTGAATGCATGCGGCCTGTTCTTCATCCACGACGCGAACATCGTTCCGGCGAAGTTCACCGGCGGCGAACTCTGCCTCTGCATTGAATTTGAATTCTTTTGCAAGCGACTTATCGTCGATCCAAGTCTGCTTGACTTTCTTTTTGTCGGCCAGAAACTCGCTGGCGCGTTCCGATTCTTTCACAATGTAGTACATGATTTCAAATTTTAGTTACACGTTGTTTAATCCAACTTGCTGAGCCCTGCTTACCTCCCATGCGGACAGGACTCGCATGGTGCCATCGTAGTATTTCATGGCAAATTCCTTCGCCTTCATGGCGTAGTCACGGGTGTTATACTTCCGGGCCTTTTCCTGCTCCGGTGTCCACTTTTCATTAAATTTGTGGAACTCAATTTTTTTCGGCTCTTTTTCTCTTACTACATAGTAGTACATATTGCCTCCCTTTTTAATGATACAAACGTTACAATGTTACGTAATATTGCAACAAATATAAACAATAAATGAATTATTTGCAACATTTGGGGCAAAAAAATATGTGTTTAATCCCTAATGTGTTCAACAACACCGTTTTGATCCGGCTGACCCCATGTTCTTTTTTTATTGATCTCAAGTTTCTTGAACCCTTCAAGGATTATCTGTCTGGCTGTCATGCCGAATTTTGATCCAGAGTCCAACAGCAATGTTGTGACATCTGCAATCTCTTTGCGAACAGCATCCTTATTGGCCTGTGATGGGTTGGCGAAATAGCGTTCAAGGGCTTCTGTCAGTTCCTTCGCCTCTTTTTGCAGATGATATGAGATGCTGATACTGCGTTTCGGAGTATGGTTTCCGTTATCAAATGTTTTGTTTGACCATGCACCGATTTCATCCATTAAGTTTTGCAACTCTGTTGACTGACCGATCTTAATTGTTTTGAAGCTGGCGTTTATTCTCTTTCCAGGAAAATATCTCCGCTCAAATCGATTCAGGGCTAAGTCCATTTCAAACTGCGATGCATACTCATGGTTCTTCCGCATCGGGAGTTTACATTCTTCGGTTATAATACCGTTGTTCAAATTGACGCGACATAGCGCCATATCAAATAAAATGACCATATTATTTCCTCCTTCTTTTTTGAACCTGATTTTTCTTATTTGTACTCTTGCTACCTTGCTGAATGATCTGATGAGACACCTTGTCCACATCTACAGCGGTTGAACTTTTTTTCATCAAGCCGGTTTTTTTCAGGGTCTTTCGAGATTCCCTGGTGACGATGGCGGTATTAAACCGGCCGTCAATTACGTTAACCTTCTTGCCTGTTCGCGCGTGGTATTCCTCTGCCTTATACTGCGCCACTCGCCGGCGCACACCTGCCACAAGCTCCATAAGATCCACCCACCAGCGGACCAGCCATAGTTTTATGCGTGTGGATAGTTTCTTAATAATTAAATGTAGGTAGGTCTTTTTCCATTCCTCCCGTACACTTTTCCAGTAGTTTCTAAAAAGTCGCCTCATTTGCTTTGCGTTTAATTGTTTTTACTTTTTTCTCTGTGTTAACGATGACGGGAACCGGCATTGTTGAGCTTACATGCCGGCCGATCGCTGTTGTCATAACCATGTCGTCATGCCCTCCGTCGACGGCTCCATAGGATCCATCTGCCTTGATTTCGTATGAATCCATTTCGTCACATACACGGCCGTCATACTCAATGTAACCGTCGTCGCGGATATCCTTGTTCAGTGCGTCCACGGCCAGCGTCTTACTTTTCGTGTTGGTGTGGAACCCAAACTTCTTTGTGATGCCACCACCGGCGGTATCAATAACCTCCCTCTGGTACAAATTGTCGTAGAATTCCGAAATCTCATCAAGTACGGTGAAATAGTGATCTCCATCCGTGTTGACTTTTTCCTTCCGGAGTGAGTTTGTTTCAATGGCAATAAGAGCGTTGCCATACATTGTGGCAATCTGCACCATTTTCCATGCAAGTAAGTCCTGATCAATGTGCCCCTTCCACGTCAGTATTGCTTCGTCAACCCCTCCTTCCATCCGCCAGTACCGGTCAAACACACGAATGACCGACCAGTCAGCACCTTTCCACCGGCCCCCAATATCGACCGTCACAAGGTATCTGTCTCTGACAGTGATTGACGTGTCCGGCATGGCCCACACCCACAGGCATCCATCCGGAGTCTTTTCGAATCGCATATTTTTCAGGCAGTCTTCACCCCTGTCACTGTCGGCGAATAACTCACCTATAAATACCGGCGGACGATTATTCTTTCTTGCCTTAGCCACATCCTGCGGCGCAAATACGCGACGTCCGGTTGACTGGAATGCTTCCTCTGCAGTCGATGGGAATTCACTTTGCATCCGCCAGTCGTCTAATTTCTCCCGACGCTTATGCTCTTTGTACCAGTTAATACCCTCGAGTGTTGCCCCAAGCGACCACAGATACCAGTCATAGGTATTCATCTTGCTGATAAACTCAGGGTATGAAACATCCAGCTTCCTCTGATACAATTCGATTTCAAACCACGGAACAAACACGGGATCATAGCCGGATTCACCGGCTTTTGCATCCTTCCACCTGTTGTGAAAGAAATTACCAACGCCTTTGGCCGTAGACTCAAGCGCAACCAGGGTTGTCGGATCATCTGTTATTGATCCAATGATGGACTGCATAACGTCTTCCGGCTTTTTCCCCATTGTCTCTTTCCATAAACCAACTTCCGAAAGGTGAGCCATGGCGATATCAAACGTCCGGAGGTTTTCTGGCTTCTGCATGGATCCGATTGTCATAACACAATCCCGCTGCGGAATCATTCTTGACTTCGGGCTTCCTTCATATGGAACCATCTCTGCAGATCCAAACACAACCGGATAATTTTCAGCCATTTTTGAATACATCCCGCGAATCCTTCGTGCCTGGTTCTCTACATCTGTAACAATTGCAGAATGCCATCCGGTTTTGATGCGCAGCTGGATCCACGCCATGTACATTTGAATGAGAGTTGATCCACCCCACTGTCGGGCCTTTACAATAATTACCCGAATAGGCTTTCCGGCGCGGCGCATTTTTTCAAGCCGGCCGAGCAATCTCCTCTGAGCCCGGTTTGGAACAAATGGAATATCCTTTTTTGATCTCTTGTCCTGAATCTTTACAGTCGACGCACACCAGAACTCGAAGTCGTAATCAAGTCTCTTTTCGTTTATCCACTGCCAGAGCTCAAGATAATCTCCCTTTGACGGCTTTTGCTTGCCGCAGTGCAATAAAGCTTCGTCAATGGTTTTGTATTGGAAAATTTTCCTAACCAGTGGCTCACTTTCATACATCTCCTCCGGGAGCCATAATTCAATAAAATCTTTGTGCTCGTCAACAATAGAAACCTTGACGCGAGGCGTAGGCGACCCAAGTCCCAAATAGGGATTATATGGTGCGTACATCTCGTCAAGGCGTCGGGAATTTTCCCGAATGATACTTTCTATATCATGCCTTATTGCGCTCACTCTTGAAGTGTTCGCGAATGATATTGCCAACAGTGCCCGCCGTACATGTTATATAAGGAAGCTGTGACACTTCTTCATACAGTTCTGACTTTTGTAGGCGCGAAGCGTATTTCCCGTGCTCCTTTAACACCTCTTTGTACGCATTGACAACGAGTTCTCTGAGCTTTTTGGTGGACTCCCGGACTTCTTTTTCCATAACGCGTTAATTTAAAGTCACAAATATACAATTTAAAATGAGTAATTGTGACATAATTTGAAAATTTTGTATCTATTTTTGGTGCACAATTCTTTCAACTAAAAAAAAAGAAGCCATGCCCGAAGAAGAAACCATGCAGAATGCAGGCGAAGAAACCGCAGCACAAGCGCAGGAAGCACAGACTGATCCATCAGCTGAATTCATTGCTGCTGTTAACGCAAACAATCCGGATGTTCAGGTAACAACCCCGGAGGAAGCGATGGCCGAAGCAACCAAAATCATCACCGAAGCAATTCAATTTCGTCAGAGAACATCCGCGATCAATGAGCGTATTTCTGCTGCCATTGAAGCTGAGGCTGAGTTTGGCGAAATGCTGAAACTTGTGTTTGAAGGCGCTCCGCTCCGTGCCGCTATTGCCGCCGTGATGGATCCGGAAGACCTTACCCCACAGGAAGGCGACGACGACATGGAGTCGTGGAAGAAAGCATCGGAAGAACGCACCAAAAAACGCAGCGAACGCGAAGCTTATGACAAAGAATTCAACTCCAATATGGAGATGTCAAGGTCGGAGTGGGAGAAATTCAAAGCTGATAACAATGTATCAGAAGAAGAAGCTGAGGCCCTGCTGGCCGAAGTTGAATCTGTCGCAAACGACATGTTCAGCGGAAAAATATCCGGTAAAATGCTTGGCATGGTACACAAAGGGATGAATTTCAGCAAGGCTGTCGAAGACGCCGCCGCCGCCGGAAAAGCCGAAGGCGCTGCTGCTCAGATCACAACCACTAAAGAACACGTGGGAGACGGGATGCCGGATAACACTGGTGTTTCTGGAGAAGAAGGTGTTGCACTGACAAGTCCTAAATCCAAAATTGCGCAGCGTTTGGATGAAATGACCAGAAAAAAAGAGTATTTCTAACAGATTGATAACCAATAAAAAACCAAATATGAAGACAAATTCGTTTCTCAAAAAAGGCCCTTTATTCCTCCTGGTAGGGATTGCCGTTCTCCTTGTGTCATTTGCCTATTATGGCCTTGGCTTTGGAGCTAACATTGTTGACGTAACAGGTCCGGTTATGGCCACAACCGTTTTGTCCGGAACCGTAACTGAACAGAGTGTTCGCGAAAGCGGATCGCCGCTGGACGAAAATTACATTTCTCAGAAAATCACAGAAATCAAGCCATCAAGAACGCCTCTTGATACGCTGTTGCGATCTGTGCCATCTCAGAAAATTAATTCATTTATTACTGAATATTACGCAGTTGATATGCGTAGTTTTAGCGCAACAACTAACGCCGAGTATACAGCTCCAACGCCGTTGGTAAGAACAGCTGCCATACCGGTTGCAAGTTCAGCCATGTATGGACCCACTGACACTATTGTTGTTCCGACTATAGCAGGAGCTAATACGTCAGATGGATTCCCGCTTGTTTTGTTTGTTGACTCTGTTGCAGCAGGATCAATCACCGTATATAGTTTAAATGGACCCGCCATTGCTTCTGGGGCTGATGCTGGCAAGCCTGGTATTCCCACTATTCCAGATGGTACCGTACTGAGACGAATGGGTAATGCTCATAACGAGCTTGATATGCAGACTGCTGTTATCTCTAACCTGCCAGATAAACTTGACAATAACTGTCAAATTTTTATGGCTCAGATCGAGGAGTCCACATTCCAGAAAATGAATCAAAAAGAGGTTCCGTGGGGTTTTGCAGATTTCGACAGAATGAGTCTTGTTGACATGAAAATTGCAATGGAGATGTCATATATTCAAGGATTTAAAAACATCTTCAAACACCCTGTTACCGGAAAAATCCACTACATGTGTGGCGGTATTACTCGTTCGGGGATTCAATATTTAACAACGGCTGCATCCAACTCTATTACTCCGAGTGATTACACTGGTTGGCAGAAGGCTCTGTTTACTGGCAACGGTGGATCCGAAACCAGATATATGTTTGCCGGTGGTGACTTTTTGAAAGGCCTGCAGCTTGTTGACGAGGTTAGTAAGCAACTCAATGCCAATACAACCAAAACAGTATTTGGGATTACGTTCAATCAAATTGTAACAAACTTCGGTGTTTTATATGTAAACTATAACCACGTGATGGATCTTGCTGGATTAACTCGTCACGGCCTTGTGCTCGATATGAACAATATTGAAAAGCATGAAAACATGGCGCTTACTTCTGAAGATCTCGACCTTAAAGCTGCTGGTATCCGCCGTGCAGACGCAAAGGTGATTACTGAATCTTCATGTGTGGTTGTTCGCTATCCCGAAACTCACGGTTTGATTTATCTTAAACCATAATCTGACTATTTTGCTTCCAACTTTATAGTAACGGGGTGGGCTTAGCCCCACCCTGTTTTTTAAAAACCAATTAAATTTTTGCCATGAAAAAGGAATACGGAGCAGTAATAAACACAACCATCACAACCGAAAGCGGAAACTCTTTATCGTTCTACAAACCGCGCCTGGATCAGAATCGCCACTTCTTCACTACAAGTGATGAATCGGAACAGGAAACAATTGAATCACATCCGTGGTTTAAACAAGGCCTTATTTATCTGATTGCTGAAATTGATGATAGCCCAAAACATCAGGTGCCAGAACCCGGAACCGGCAAAGATGAGCAGAATGCCGGAGGTAATGAAACCGGAGAAGACGCCCAGAATACCGGCAACACCGAAACCGGCGGAGCTGATGAGGCCAACGCTCAAGAAGGCTCAAACGATGAAGCCAACGAGTCTGACGCAAACAACGCCGGCAACGCCGAAACCGCTGTCACAGACCCAGCTGCCAACACAGTTCAAGCTTCCGCCCAGGACGAAGAACTTCTGGCTGTAACCAGCACTCAGAAGGCAATTGTATACCTGACTGGTAAAGGATTTGAGTTGAGTGCAATTCCGAAGGCAAAGCAGGATGTAATTGACTTCGCAGCAAAGAACAATATTGTTTTCCCTAACTGGATAGTATAATGAAAATCCTTGAATTACTCAGTATAAGACGCCGTGCATCCAATACCGTTGCCACGCCGCGCGGTTCAACACATAATATTTATGTGGATGCCACTGGAATCCTACGGATGAAAAAGCCTGACGGATCCACGGTTGTGCTTGTGGAAGACTCTGAGCTTTTTCGGTATCACAAAACACACGTTTTCGATGCTGAAAACAAGGTTGTTGTAAATCATGGATTTGGCTCAAACTTTCTGTCTGTTCAAACGTGGTATACCGGAAACGGAAATATTACCGTTGAAACAAGTGAAGATGGAAACACGACTACATTTACTGTGGATTATGGTGGTTCGCATCCTCCAACGGAGCCCGAGAAGGTTTCAATTTTCATTGAAAAGTTTGGCGAATCAGATCAAACCATTGTTGCTGATGGTGGAAATATTGATTATGTGCCACCAATCGACATGGACGAACCTGGTCATGCAATTCCTATAAACCAATAAAAAACCACAAATATGCTTACCATCTGGACAAAAAAACTCCGCTTTTATACAGCTCCAGCAGCGTCAATTGACACGCCGCGAGGTGGAACTGTACATCTATTCGTCGATGCAGACGATGGAAAATTTAAGTACAAAACATCTGCCGGAACGGTTATTACTTTGGACGACTCCAATATTGCCGAAGCTGTCCTAGCCGCAGATAACGCCTTCACCGGAACCAACTCGTTCTCGAAGCTGATTAAATTTGCTCCGGGAGCGTATGACGCCGTTGCACATGCAGGAGGTGGACAGGCAGATGCAACCGCATTGCCTGGTTTCTACAACACCGTCGCCACTGTCGCGACCGCAGGGGACAGCTGCAAGCTTCCCGTTGCTGCTGCCGGCCAGATGATGATCGTGGCTGTTGCCGAAGATGCCGCTGCCGCCATGGATTTATTCCCGGCAACCGGAGGAACAATTAATTCCGGAGCCGCTAATGCCGCCATTTCGATGGCTCCCGGAACAATTGCTTTCTGCAGTTGCGATGTTGATGGAAATTGGGTTGTAAAACTGGTTTACCAGAAGGCAAGTCCGTTTAAGTTTCTTGCGTATAAGGCAAGCGCGGCCGAAATCACAAAAACAACTTCCGGCGTGATTGTTACCGGTAAAACGTATGTTGTTGTTGATCTAAAGGCGGGTGACGATTTTGCAAATGTTGGGTATGTTTCAGAAGGGACCCCGTTTGTGGCCACTGGAACAACTCCTACCACGTGGACTCAGGGAACAGAAGTTTTTAACCTGACAGATTTACCAACAATCACAACTTACGCTTCCAATTTTAATAGCGCAATAACGGTTGGTTATTCGATTGAAGCGGCAACAGTTTATCCATCACTTGTGTCGACTGGTGAGTTTACTGCTAATATTTACGCAGGATCAGCTTCTTACGCTTTTGTTGATGCCAACAGTATAAAATTCGATAATGGTTTTTCGACCTCAATCGCAAAGCTTGAAATCTATCCGTAAGCCATGATCCGCGCTGACTTTATTACATATACAAAGAAGTGCATGGACGAAGTAACCCCCTTTGACGAGACGGTCCAGGGGGTTACTACGCCTCCATTGCCGGTTCATACAATCATCGATAACAATATCGATGCATGTATGCGCGAATATTGCCTGATGGAATCCATTCATCGATTACCATTGACAAAGATTTCATCATTCACGTTCAATCAGTCAGCCGGTAGGATGGAATGCAATGTAGGCAAGGAATATCTTCGTTTTGCAAGAGCTGAATTTGCTGCTTGGCCTGTTCCATGTGAACGCGCATTCAATGAACATAGTCCTGAATTCAATCAGTTGTATTCTAAGTATTCTAAGCCAACAACAAAAAAACCTTTGGCAGTATGTATTAAGGGAGAAGCGGATAATTTGTCGTTTTACTTCTATCCTTTTTCGGCATCATCTACAGGCACTTTTTATTATGTGCAGAATAATTACGACATTACGAAGTATCTTGACCATAACTACTGGAACGCCGCGTGGTTAATCGCATCACGCACGTTTGCAGCGCTTGGCGACACCAATTCTGAAAAAATCTGCTACGAACAGTATCTTAAAAAACTGCAAGCCGAAACCATTGTATGAGCATTTCAACAGCCCTCTGGATTATTTCAATTCTGACTGCCGTCGTCGGGTTTTTCGTTGTTCGATATATAACCCGACAGGACTTGAGGAACGACCGACAATATAAGCGTAACGAGAAGTATGACGAAACCATGAGCAATCTGAACACTTCGATCACGAAGCTACAATTGACCATGGAAAACTTCGTAGGAAATTATAATGAGATTCGCGAAAAAGTTGGCACACACGATGAGGCCATTATCCACCTGGATAAGCGACTTACCAAAAACGAAATTGCCGTACAAAACCACATTAATCAGCATGAAAAAAATAAAGACTAAGCTGGCCATCCGGCTGAAAAACTGGATCACAACGCTACTTGGTATTGCCATTATTTGCGTTGCGCATTACGCATATTGGTTTGTCGGAATTCAGCAGATTGACTGGATCGGTCTGACCGGAATTACGTTTGTTGGCGTTGTATTGCTTTACACGAAAGACGAATGGCTGAAAATTCTTTTCACAGCGCTAATAAATAAATTTGGGGGGAAGGAGTAAATTATGAGATGGCCAAAACCAGAATTACCACTTGCGTTGGTTGGCGAAACAGTTGACTACATGATGCCGCTTGATTCATTCGCCGCTGGCACTCCTGCAGCAGTGGACGAAATTAGCGAAGACGACTACGCATATATGGTGTGGCGTATTGATGTTCCAATTGCATCTATGCTGGCTATGGCTACTGAGCTATCCGAAATGTACTGTAAGGCTCTCCCGCAGGAGAAAGGCCTTGATTTCGATATGTTTTCAATTGACGACACCAATACAACCGTGCTTCCGATGTGGGTGAAAAACGCTATGCGCGGTATAAATGGCGTATTTTTCGCAGTCAATAAAGAGCTGAGTATTTCTGCTGAATACAATTCAGATCCGTATGGAATTACCAGTGCGTCTGTCCCGGCAACAGTAACCGGTGGTAATATATATCTGATCGGCACAAATTATTATTATGCAACGGCCGACATCACAGGCGTTATGCTGCCTGATACCGAGCTCGTCAGACTGCCGGATAATTTCATTCCTACAGGTAAAATTATTTTTTACGTAAAAACTCCCACGAATCAGGGAGGCGTTATACAGACTATACGTCAATCACTGCTTGAATATT